AAGCTCGCGACCCTCGACACCAACGGAAACACACTGCTCCCAGGCCACAACATCTACATCCCTGACAAATCTGGAAACGCTTGACAGCCATTAGAGTCCAGCACATACAATTAATTATTGACATAGGCTCATGAGTCCGTATGCATAATGCCGGGTGCAACATCGAATCGCAGCTTAAGGAAACTTTAAATGCCTACTAATGGTCTTGTAGCTTCCGAATCGATTCCTGACATGTCAAATGAGCCTATAGAGGATGCAGAAATGCCAGTGATCTCCGAGACACTTACTGAACCAGCAATTGCCGAAGCACCCGTAAAACCGCTATTCTTAAGTGCACAAGATCCTTCGACGTGGAAAAAACCAGAGGGCGTAACTTGGGGCGACCACTTTCTAGAGCCAGGTAAGCCATTACGCGCGCGTCATCGCTTACTTGCAAAGATGCTGGCTCAAGGCTGCACCTCAAATGAAATTGCAGTTAAACTCGGCTACACTCCAGGTCGCGTAAGCGTCTTATGCGGCAACACTAAAATATTAAACGAAGTAGAGAGACTTCAAGACTACATGTTTGAGACTGACCTTGATGAGCGTATGAAACAATTAGCTCCCGAAGCTGCAAACGTAATCGAAGAGATATTAAGTAGTACTACGCTGCCACCCGAAAAGAAAGAGAACGCTGCCCGCTGGCTCCTAGAAAAAGTCTCCGGCAAGCCAGCCCAACAGATAGACCTTAAAGGAAACATATCGGTCGGAGTTTTCCTAGACAAGCTAGAACAGATTAAAGCAGGCGGCCAAATCATCAATGTGAATGCAGCGCCGGCTAATCAGTCCCCAGAAGCTGGCACTCCCGAGGCACATGACGGGGAGGCACATGACGTGGCGGAACATGACGGGGAACCTGCAGACCCACTAGCCGCATGGATCCAAGATAACCTAGATAAATAGCTTATTGACTTACAGTAGGCTCTCGGCATAATTTACAATTGAGCACGGTAGATGTTACACCTAGGACACCGCATTAATGGAATACTTCAAGGATATGCCTGGCCATGAACACAGGTACCAGGTTTCTAACTATGGCCGCGTTTTCTCTAAGATAGTCGTTATCCGGATATTCTGTGAATAGCGAAGACGCTATAAAGCGTTTTATTACCTATAAAAATGATCCCTGGTTATTTCTTTCTGAATGCGTATTTACCAAAGACCAGGCAGATGACGGCAAGATAAAACCATATCCTGTAGAACTGGAATATTTGCGTTTAATTGTAATGTTATGGCAACGTGAAAAGCGTTTAGCTGTTCCAAAATCTCGTCGAATGATTATGTCATGGACAATGATTCCCCTGGCTCTATGGGACTGCATATTTCACAAGGGTAAAGAGTGGGCTTTCGTAAGCAAAAAAGAAGACGATTCTAGTGAACTAGTAGCACGCGCAGAATTTATATTTAATAGAATTCCACCCGATAAAATACCGCATGCATTACTTCCCACTATCCAAGGTGGAAAGATGACCAAATCACCGCCTAGACTCATATTTGAATTTGGCAATAAGCAAGATAAAACGCAAAGTGAAAGTAAGATCGAAGGTTACCCAATGGGAGCAAACCAACTTAGACAGTTTGGTTTTTCTGGTATCTTAGGAGACGAAGTAGCGTTTTGGGAAGGTGCCGAGGAATTTTATTCTGGAGCAATCCCCACTTTAGAAAGTGTGCGAAGTGAATCTGGTGGCGGTCGTATGGTGCTAATCAGTTCCAGAGCACCGGGATTTTTCAAGAGAGTAGTTTTTGACCAGGTTGATAACAAGGCAAACAATTTTCCAGAAATACCTCCAGCTGAAGTCAAAAGACCCATGCGTGGGGTGGATATTTGGCGTAATCCCAAGAATAAATTCCTTGTTGTAGATTTGCATTACACTGCAGATCCGCTCAAAGCGACTCCTGAATTTCGCGAAGCTATTAAAGCAAATACACCTCACTATAAATTCTTACGCGAGTACGAAAAATCATGGGAAACTTTTGAGGGGATGCCCTGCTATCCGAATTTTAGGGGTGATTTACACTGCGCTAAAGATAAGATTGGTCCACATTTAGGTTTGCCTCTGCTGTGTTCATTAGATTTTGGATTAACTCCGGCATGCGTAGTAGGCCAAATGCAAGGCAACTCACTTAAGATATTCCGCGAATATACGGCCCAGAATGAAGGCATCCGCACATTTATGCCCAAGGTTTTAGCTGACTTGCGGATGCGCTACCCGGAATGGCCCACCAAAGACCTTATTTTCTTTGTCGATCCGGCAGGCTTCCAACGTGCCCAGACCGATGAACGTACCTGTGTAATGGAAATCTCTGATGCCGGCTGCCTCAACATTGAAGCGGGTCCTGTAGACTGGGAAACTAGGCGCTCAAGCGTAGAGAGCTTTCTCATCTACATAGACAAAGACAGTGCAGGACTCGAGATAGACGAATCAAACTGTCCATTACTAGTCGAAGGCTTTAAAGGTGCTTATCGCTACGCCGACTCCCAGAACAAAATCGAAACTACTAAACCGCGCCCTATTAAGAACATATGGTCGCATCCACACGATGCCCTTCAATACCTATGTTTCGGTGCACGCCAAAAGACAAATCAAATAATTATGCATATACCGACCCCCCAATACAGCTTCTTGAAACAGGATTCTACAACTAGGAGAGACCCACATGGCAGACGACAACCAAGCTGATCTTATTAAGTACATTTTAGCGTGCAAGCTAGAAGCAGAAGACGCGAAACACGACCGTATGCTCTTGAATAAAGATAACTATGCCATGTTTCAGCTTAAACACGACTTCGCCCACAAGGAATCGGGGCAATCTATGGAAGTCCTCCCGAAACAGCGCATGGCAATCGAACAAACTAAGTCATTTTTCCAGCAAGCCATCGCAGACCTTGGCGAATGGTTCGACATTAAGCTTAAAGACTACTCGATCCCGGAGGAAGCGCTTCCGATTAAGCCTTACGAGGCTAAATGCCTTCTTACTTATATGCAAAAGCAAGCAAGCTACTTCTCTCACGTCGGCAACTCACTTCAATCAGGCCTACTAGGCTCGCTTATCATCACTAAAACCACAGGCAAGATGACTCCCAAGCCTAAATTCGTCGTTCGCAACGAAGGCAAGGGCAAATCATACAAGAAAAACGTTGAGAAGGTCGAAGACAAGTCTTGGCAACTTAAGCCCTACGTAGTTAGACAAGAAGACTACTATCCAGATCCTACGGGCAAGTGTCTCTACGAAATTGAAGAGATGTGGTGCGACCTTCATGAAGTAATTGCACTTTCTAAAGGTGACGACGCTATCTATGATTCTGAATTAGTCAGCCAACTATCTACGGGCATGCAAGAAGACGGCTTACATCAGTCAGAAAAAGCCCTCGAGACCGGACAAAATACAACTAACTCTACGCCGCGCCCAAAAGTTAAATTACTTGAGTTTTGGGGAAACGTAGTAAGCCATGAAGGCGAGTTATTACATGAAAACGTAGTAATGACTCTAGCTAACGACAAATGGCTAATCAGAGGCGCAACTCCTAATCCATTATGGCATCAAGCCTCTCCATTCACCGCAGCTCCAATCTTAGAAGTAGTAAATAGCGTATGGGGAATTGCCCTAGCTGATGCGGGCACAAAACTCAATCGAGTCATCATCGAACTTAATAACTTGATATTGGATGCGGCATTTAAAAAGGTGCACGCTATATCTCAGATCAGAGTTAATGACTTGGTCGACGTTTCTCAAGTTTCCAACGGAATTAAATCTGGCACTAAGCTGTTAGTTAAGTCCACTCTCCCACATGGTGGCAAAGTTATGGAAGCGGTCGAGGAGGCCGACGTTCCTGCAGACGCAATCAACGTACTTAATATATATCAGCAAGAATTCAACGCTGCGATGCTGACTAATGATCTCCGTCAAGGAGTTATGCCATTTAGAGCGGTCAAAGCAACTGAAGTAGTTGAAGCAAGCCAAACCATTACGTCTGTATTTCAAGGCATAGCTAAAAACATCGAAGCGAAATTCATCGAGCCCGAAATTGAACTCCAGTGGATGACTATCGCGCAGAACTGGGACTTAATTTCCAAAGACATATTTGTTTCGTTGTTTGGAATTCAGCGCGGCACCGAGCTATCACAGATGGACCCACAAGACGTATTCGTCGCCACAGTCAATGGCTACAAATTCCAAGTCTACGGCATAAGTCAGACACTCTCCAAACAGCAAGACTTCAGAAAGCTCACTACATTACTTCAAACCATAGGCGCAAGCGATGTACTCATCGAAGAGTTCATCAAGAAGTTCGATTTCGGTAAACTTCTAGGCGAAATCATGGTAGCATTGAACATAGACAAAAACAAAATCGCAATTCCCCAACAAGATGGATCCAGCCAAGGAGGGCAGTCTGCACAAGCGGATGGCCCAAGGATGGGTCTTAATCAAGACATGTCTCAAGTTCCCGCTCCCGCCAACTCACCGATGGCCGACATATTCGGTAGCCAAGGAATTCCCAGCACGCAATTTCCCCGTAACGTACAAGGGGCGCAGCAGTGAATCCCGACAAGCTAAATCAATATCGCGTATTTCATCTAGCAGCGGACGCAATACTCCCGCTTATTGATGACATGCACACTCAAGCATACGAAAAGATGGTCTCTAAGTTTCGCAACGGGCAGCACGAATTAATTCCAGATATTGCACGCCTCGAAGCCCTTTATAGTCTTAAAGAAGAAATAATTACTAAAGCTAAACAATACGAAATGTACGCATCTAAAGGAGAATAATCATGGAAGTAAATGGACAAGAATCAAATCCACAGAGTGAAACGCTTAAACAATTGCAAGCAATGCGAAACGGTGAAACGCTACCCGAGAGTGAAGCTCCGGAAGCAGAGGCGGTACCCGAACAACGAGCCTTAAGTGAAAGTGAAATTGCGGATGCGCCTGCGAGCGAAGCCATTGTAGTTGATGGGCAGCAATTCGCCAGTGAGAAAGAAGCCTATGCTTATGTCCAAAAGAAGTTAGCGGATGCAGAAACCGAAAAGTTATTGCTGCAAGCTAGACAAGAAGGCTTAGAATCCGCACTTCAATATCAGCAAGCTCCGCAAAGTGTTACACCCGCAGTTCCAGTAGTCGTGGAGGATGACAGCGACCAGTTCTACGCCGACCCACAAGGCTACTTAAAGCGTAAAACCCAAGACTTAGAATCACAAATCGAACAGCGAATCACCGCAAAGATGCAGCAGCAACAACAAGACGCTAATCTCTGGACAGAATTCTTCACTACTCATCCTGACTTAGCTGACTCAAAAAAGATTTGCGAATTAGCCCTTAATGAAAACATCGAGACGATTAAAGTTCTAGCTATCAAAGACCGAAAGCGAGCCATGGACTATCTCGCGACTAAAACCCGCGAAGTATTCCAAGGCTACAACGAAAGACTAAAGCCTCGCCAAACATTAACCAATACTAAGGCAGGGCCAAGTGTTGGAAATATTGGTGGCGGTGTAACATCAGCACTCAAAAATAATGCTGAGGAACCTAGTGACTTCGTTAGCCAAATGCTTAGCTTAAGAAGGTAAATAGACATAACATTGGGCTGCTGCTTCTGGTAGCTGGCCCTCAAAATTAAAACAAACAAGGGAGAACAACTATGTCACAACACGGATGGGCAGCAAGTGCACCGAGTGGCGTATATAAAAACCACAAAATCAGTTCTAAGATTAGAATGGCCGCCATCGCAGAAGCGAAAATGGTTCAATTTACTAAACCTGAACCTGGCTACGGCAAGAAGATGGGCGAAAGCATTACCATCACTCGCGTATCCAACGTATCAGTGCCTACTAGTGACGTACTAGTTGAAAACGTTCGCATTCCAGAGGATTCATTTAGCTTAAGCACTCAAGCAATCAGCGTAAGTGAACGCGGTCGCGCGATTCCATACAGTTCATTAGCTATAGATCTTTCACATTTTGATCTTGCTAATGCAATTCAAGCCAAGCTTCGTGACCAATTATCACTTAGCATGGACAAAGCAGCCGCTGCAGCTTTCAAAGTCGGCCAAGTAAAAGCAATTCCTACAGGAGTTGCCGCAACTACATTCGACACTGATGGAACTGCATCAAGCGCAGCCGTTTCCAATCTTAACATGTACCATATCGAACAAATCCGCGACTATATGTTCGGAACTTTAAACATCCGTCCATATAGCGGTGACGACTACGTTGCACTTATTTCGTATAAGGCAAAACGCGGTATCATGAACGATCCTAACTGGAAAGACTGGCAGAAATATACGGATCCATCCAAGAAATATAATGGAGAAGTTGGTCGCATCGAAAACATTCGCTTCGTAGAAGTGAACAACACTGATGCACTCTCTGCAACTAAAGGTTCAGGCTCTGTTCTTGGCGAATGCGTATTCTTCGGCGAAGATCCAGTAGTCATGGCAGTAGTTGAAGATCCAGAATTGCGCGCTAAAGAATCCGAAGATTATGGACGCTCTAAAGGTGTCGCATGGTACGGAATCTACGGCTTCGGTCAAATCTGGTCTGATAGTGCAAACGCTGGCGAAGCGAGAGTTGTCCACGTTACAAGTAACTAAGTTTAACTTTACAGGAGATTAAAAAATGGCATATCCACAATCAGGTAATTACCTAAACTACTTCCAGCCGCTAATCACATTAGCACAAAATGCTGCTGAAGTTTTAAAAGAAGTCGATATCGGAGCCGCCTCCGGAGATCACGGCGAACTTATCTGTGTAAAACCATGCACAGTAAATCAGTGTGGATTCGTCCTTACTTCAGAAGCCGCCTCTGGAACATCTGTAGCACCGACAGTGATTTTCACTAAACGCCCAACACCATTAAGTGCTTCTAGCGAAGCCGTCGTTGCAACCGTAACAGTTGCTTCAGGCTCTGCAGTCGGTAAAGTCGCATATGAAGACAATACCCCAGTGAACTTTGCAGTCGGTGACTCCATGGAAATTTCATGGACAGTCGGTACAGGCACTCCAACTGGGCAAGGCGTCTACTACTTTATTTGTGAAGACGACTCTGAAGTTCCGGCTAACAATTCAGACATGATTGCTGGCTAACGCGAATTAATTTTAGGAGATAGCAAATGGCAGATATTGCAGCAAGTGACGTAGTCTATACACTACAGGCGGGAACAGCCCGAACAGAAGGCGATTCCCGCTACGGCGCAGTCTTTAAAGTCGTGTTTGGTGACGGAGCACTAACTTATCCATCCGGCGGAATTCCATTAACAATTGGCAAATTAGGTTGCCCTGTTAATCTAGAAGACTTCCATATGATGGATGCAAGCGACGGTGACGGTAACGTCTACAAGTACGATAACGAAAGCGACAAGATCCGAATCTACACTACTAACTTGGACACTACTGTAGACGGTCCACTAGTAGAATTAGGTAGCGTGGCGGTCGCCGCAACAACAATGTATGTTAAAGCAGTCGGTTGGTAATTAACTTTTGTGGCGCGGAAGAATTTAGGAGAACATTATGGCAGCCTCAACAGTTGCACCACAGTCAATATCTACATTGGGCGACTTTGATCCCCGAGTAGTTCAATACCGTGACCCAGTCACCAAGTTAGTGACTAAGCACAATCCGTATAAACTTATTATTGCAGACGGTGTTCGCTACTTCGAACATCCCAAGGGTTCTGGCAATCTCTGGTACGAGAATCGCGAGCATGCTGGCCGCCTAGAAAAAGGCGTTATCATGAAAGACGTAACTCACAAAGTCTACATTGCGCCAGTCACCGAAGACCAAAAGCTTGCAAGCCAAGTATCAACTACTAGGCAAGAAAATGAACGCCTACTCCGCGAATTAGCAGAAATCAAAAGAGAACTCGCAGCTAAAGCAAAACCAGCACCCGCAGTCGAGGCAAAAAGTGTCTAAAGGAGCAGGCGGTAGCGTACCAGTACAGCGAATAAGACTAGCCACTGCAATTACATTTGGAGCCTGGGTAGAATTAGACGCGTCTCTTGATCAAGACGTAAGCGGAATTTCCATCATGAATGCAACTGACCAAGACTTACGCTTAGGTATTGGTCCTGCGAGCGGCGAAACCGACTATCTGTATATTTGTAAAGGTGCTGCAACCGCACCAACTATATTAGACCGGGCAGCTTTAATGCCCAAGGGTGGCCGACTCTCAGTTAGAGCCCTAGCTGCCGACAGCACAACAGGCGTATTAGTAATTACTCTATGGAGCTAACTACTCCATAGGAATTGGGGAGTAGATTGGCACAATTCAGAACCACATTAGACATAGTAGATTCAGTCTTATCTAGATGCGGTGAAGTTACCAACGGCAACTCCGCCTACGAGTCCAGAGCACTTGAATTCGTAAATCGCATTCACCGTAGCATCGTTGTGGGCGGTCTTGAATTCAACGTAGACATGGACGAAACATGGGTATGGGCGCGCTCCCAGTATCCAATAATCTTAGAGCTTAAGCCTAAATACAACACCGGCACCGTATCTCTTGTTAAAGGGAGTGAAGCCGGCAGTTTCTCTGCATCCGTGACGGATTCTGTCCAGGGCTGGCACCTCCAACTAGACGGGCGTGACGGAATCTACAAGATAGTTACGCATGATGCAGGCGGAACTGCATTTGAACTCGATGGCGCTTACGATGGGGACACCGGAGCGACCCTTACTTACAAGGCATTTAAGCTAGATTATGATCTAGTTCCTACCTACCTAATCATCGATTCAACTAACAATAAGCTGGATTTTAAGACATCAGCAGGCGGAAGCATACTGACAGCGACCCTTACTGCAGGTTCATATACTCCTAGTCAGCTAGCAACACATGTAGCGACCCAAATGACTACCATTGCAGTAGGTCCTACTATCACAGGCAGCTACAGTACGATCACCCGAAAGTTCACACTCAGCACCAACGGTACAGGCGCAACCACGCTTATTCCGCAATTTGCTTCAGGCACTAATTATTATGTTTCAGCACACAGACTACTTGGCTTTGACGACGAAGATGTAGCTGCGGCTGATATCCACGTTAGCACCTACATCCTAGGCGGCATTGCCAAGTTTATTGAGCCTATGACAATACATAGGGGCGACTTCTATAGACCCAACGAAGTATTTGGTCTGGATAAAGCCCGCTTCAAAAAAGACTACTCAATTAACCGCGTAGAAGAAGGGTATCCCGACAACTTCTGCAAAATAGTCGAATCACAAGACGGCATGATAACTGTCCGCTTTAATAAGTATCCGATAGTAACGACTCGTGTAGAAGTAGACTGGATTCCAATTCCTCGCGACCTTAAAGACAACGCTACTTCGATTCCATTGATCCCGCGCAAGTTCATAGACGTCCTTGAATACGGGGCATCTTCCGATCTAATGTTCGAAAAAGAAGATACGAAGGCAGATGGATTCGCCCAGCGCACCACCACTAAACTGCAAGCTATGATGGTGCAGAATCGCAACGAACTCCAGAAAATTGGGGATCATTTCGGCCAAGTCATCGCTCGCCAAGACCTCTACAACTATGCAAGGCGTAAGCTTATCTACGGTGTACCGGGAGACCAATAGTGTCTTATCAAGGCGTCACCGCAACAATACCACTTGGGCAACTAGGACTATTCACAGATAATTCTCCGAGCGACTTACCACCTAATACACTTATCGAGGCTAAAAATATCATCCTAACTAAGGGTATGGTCCAAAAGGCTCCGGGCACCCTTATCTACAATACAAGTAATCCGTTAGATGGGGGCATCGTAGCTCTACAGGATTGGTGGCCCTCCACTACATTACAGATACTGATTGCACTTACTGATGCAGGCAAAATCTACCGCGATATTGGTGACCGTACTTTCACAAGTGCTACGCCTATTAACACAGGGCTTGGTGCCGTAACTCCAAACAGCAAGTTCATTGAAGGCGGTAACGAGACTGCCCTACGTGAAAAGAAGCTATTTCTATTCACTAACGGGCTTAACCAGTTAAAGGTACTAGTTGCTGATGGGCTTTCATTTGCCAATATTAGTGCGCCCGCAACTGATTGGGTCACTCCTAACTTTCCAAGAGTTGGCGTAGCTCATAGAAATAGGTTGTGGGCATTCATGGGCCAGCGAGCCTATGCATCCAATACCGGAGACCATGAAAATTTTACAAGCAGTTTCCTGACTCAGTCCATATTTCCGGGTGAAGGTGGCGACATCTTAGGCTCAACTGCCTTCAAAGGTAGACTATTCGCATTCAAAGAAGGCAACTTCGTCTACTACCTAGATGACGAAAATGCAGATTCAGCACTCTGGTTTTGGCGCAAGCTCTCTAATAACTTTGGACTTGCAGCGCCCAATGCATTCCTGGATGCGCTTAATGATCTGCTTGCGGGCAATTCTAGCGGCACCGTGACCTCCTATTCTGCAACCGATGCATTCGGCGATATCGAGTCAGCCGATATATTTCGGGCCGCCAACATGGAACAATATCTCCGTGCAAATCTATCAGTTAACGGAATTAATCAGATGCACGCCCTTTACTACGAGTCTAAAAAACTCGCATTCTTCACCTACAGATCCACCTACAAGACCACTAACGATATGCTCGTAGTACTGGATATGAATAGCCAGGCGCCTAGAGTAACGTTCTGGCAAAAGGGTACACCCCAATGCCTGGCTCAGCGCCGCGACATCAACGGTATCCCTAAGCCAATCTACGGCGATGCTTCAGGCTACGTTAACATCATGGACTATGAAGATCGGCTTGAGGGCGCAACCGCATACGAAGGTGCATTCCGTACCGCATATACAGACTTCAGATTCAAAGATGAGCGTTTCGTGTCGATGCAAAAGCACTTTGATTTCCTGTGGCTCGAATACGTAGAGGAAGGGCCTCACAGCATCAGTGTGGACGTATTTATCGATGGCAGATTTGTTGAAACCTTCACCATGCCCATGAACATAGAAGGTACTTATCTTGATGCATTCCTACTAGATGCCGATAGGTTATCTGAGCGGACGACGCAGTCGGATCCGCATCCACTCCACGGATCGGGCAGACGCATCAGCTTTAGATTTTACAACTCGGGCACTAATCAGAGTTTTCAAATAGCATCCATCACTGTAGGATTTAGACCTGGATCAGACGGAGCAACAAAGTTTTAGGAGATAAACATCATGGCCGGAGCACTATTTAGTCGACTTAAAAACTGGAACGCAGAAAACCTCACCAATGAGGATTTAAATGCGGAAATCGACAATATCCTAAATAATCTAGCCCCGCTAATGTTTGACGACTACTCAGTCAATGTGGTGCAGATGCAAGTCCAAACAGATCCGGGCGAAGTAGGTAGTGAATCACTTGCAACTTCATTAGGTGCAGAACTTGCGCGCTTGCGCTTTGTAATCAAAGAACTAAGCGGAGAATCTTATTGGTATGAAAGTCCGCCTGTTTCATTAAATGATCTAGTCGCTGCTGTAGGCACAGGACTACTAGACAACCGTATTGTTTCGGGTCGCGTACGCAGTGATTCGCAGTTTCCAATCTTCCTGGTACCTAATGGTGCTGCCCGCACCATAAAGCTCGATGGGGCGCCCACCAGCTTCATCTACTACATCAATGGAACTCAATACACAATTTCCACTGACGTAACCATTACTGGATTATCCGCAGCACCGGCATCACAAAACACTTGTCTCATTAATGACAGCATCGCAACTGACGATCAAGACTACACTAGATATACCGGCGAGGGCGGAACTGAAATCCCAGTTGATGCAGCGGGGACTGAGATCACCGCCTTAACAGGCAAATTCGCGGCATTTAAAATAGTAGGCGCCACAACAGAATACTTCATAGCTTATGTGAAATCAGCTACGGCCCTTACGAAAGCTCATCGCGGTTATTTCTTTGACAGTACAGATGTGCCTATTCCGCGCTCAGGCTACACCAATAACGATACTATCACGCTAATGAAGCTCACTTGGGTATTTGCTAAAACAGACGGTACGCTCACCGTTACCTATACTAATCCCGTGTGGGGTGACGACGAGCCCACCTCTCCGGCTCAGGGCGATTATTGGTTCGACAATAGTGCGAATACGTGGAAGCGCTACGACATTTCATCGTTTATTTCAGCAGAAGCTACCCTAATAGGTACTTGTTTCCAAGATACGACCAACACTTTAGGGGCGCGCTCGATAGAAACGTTTCGAACATGGAACGTTGAAAACACCATTGAATTATTTGCCGAATCCAACACGCAAGTAAAGTCGCGTTACCCCGGCTCAGAAATTAATGTCTGGGGAACTATTCAGCGCTACAGCCGGAATCTCATTACGTGGGATATAACTCTAGATTTAGACTCGGACATTACTGAAGCCGCATCCACTTACTATTTCTTCTATATCACCGAAAACGGAGATAAGATCATCTCGAATTTGCGTCCTTATGATCGGCGCGAAGATCTTAAAGGCTACTATCATCCCTTCCAGTCTTGGCGCTGCGTAGGTATGGCATTTAACAATGCGTCTTCAAATCTCACTGCAGTTGAATCGCATTATGCAAAAACTCCAAAAGCACTACTAACGCCAGTTCAGACCGCTGCATCTATTGTTGAAATTGTAGAGCCTATAGTTACGTTAAGTTCTGCAGGCGGAGCATTCACTAAGACGCTTCCTCCAGCAGATGCATGGCGCGGAGTCGTCTTGACATTTATCAAAGATGTTGCCGCTACAGACTTTACAGCCATCACTATTGACGGTAATGGTGCCGAGACTATCGCAGGACTTACGACAATTAAACTTATCTGGCCGGGCGAGACAGTTCGCCTCATGTCCGATGGAACAAATGTCCATATTGTTAGTCGCTACATACCGAAGAAAATATACTCCTTCACTCCAACAGGTAGCTGGGTCACAAACACAACTTATAGTGGACTTCTGCAACATGCTTACGGAAATGTCGTGAACTTTCAATTCAAAGTAAGTCTAGCAGGTGCACCAACAGCTACCTTTTTAACTTTCACCTTGCCCAATACATGGAATGTCAATTCATCAAGTTTACTCACTGGCTTAAATGCAGGAGCAGTAGTCACTGGACTTCCATCAAAAGGGAATGCGCATGATTATAATGTTCAAGGCATATGGAGTACCTACTTACGATATATGAGTTTAGACACAACTGTAGTTAGAGCCCTAGTTGCTGATGGATCAACTACAAACGTAATTGAACTGGTACTTACTCAAGTAGTCCCCTTCACATTCGCCGTAAATGATAACGTTGAAATCACAGCAGAGATTCCGATCCTAGAATTGGACGTGATATGAACCACTGGCTTGCATACAATAAGGAACGTAGGGGCGCTGACTACATCGAGACAGAGCAGGGCTTCATTACTTTCCTTATTTCAGGCGACGAGTGCTTTATTGAGGACTTGTTTATTAGGCCTGATTGTAGACTCAAAGGACATGCAACTGAGCTGGTCACGGCTGCTAAAGAGCGCGGCATTAAGCAAGGTTGCAAAGTACTAACCGGAACAATTAAGCTTGATACTTATGGGGCCACAGATGCGTTAAAATTCCATCTTAAGTACGGAGCTCATTTGGTCAGTGCTCACAACAATGTTATAGTTATGGCTAAGGAGATTTGATATGGGAAAAAGCAGCGGAATTGAGATGCCCAAGTTTAGCGCAGGCAATCCACTTAATTTTAGTCCTTTAAGTATGGCCAGTTCTAGCGGCTTACTGGGAGACATAACAGGCGCTAACGCCGCACAAAGAGCAGCCCAAGCACAAGAACGCGCAGCCAATTCTCAATTAGGCTTTCAAAAAGAACAGTTTGCCGATGCTAGAAAAACCAGAGAGCGCGCATTTCAAGAAGCCGCCGCTTCCCCACAAGAACTCATGGCGCTTGAACGCTCACTTGCCCAGCAGACACAAAGCTTAGATAAGCAAGCGAGTCTATTTGAAGCACTTGATCCAGCAATCATGGAAGCTAGTAGCCAAGCCCTCCAATTACTTCGCGGTGAAGAGTCACGCGCATTAGCTCCGCTTAAGAGTCAACGTGATAGGCAGCGACAAACCTTGCTTAATACTTTGCGAGAGCAAATGGGTCCAGGTGCCGAAACTTCAAGTGCTGGTCAGCAAGCCCTTCAAAACTTTGACCAGCAGACAAGCGACATACTTAATCAGGGTCAACAACAATCACTAAGCCAGCTGTTTAGCATGGGACAATCAGGTGCAGTCAACAGAGGTAGTCTTAACCAAGGCATCGGCCAACTCGCCAACATAGGTAGTGCATTCGGCAACATAAACACACGTAGAACTAATGCTTTACTTGGCGGCCAAAGCGGAGTTGCAAACGCCAATCAAGGAGTCTTAACTGCAGGTCAAGGTGTCATCGGAAGTGCAGGCTCTAAATTCACTGCTGATGCCCTTAATGGTCAGTTTATAACTGGGCTAATTAAAGGAGGCACAGAAGCTGGCGCCCAGGCAGGCGCAGCCGCTGCGTTCTCTGACAAGAACGTCAAGACTAACATAGAAAATGCAGATAACCAGATACAAGAATTGCTAGCTTCAGTCAGTGCCAATAAGTTTGATTACA